TGTACTACTTACTACTGAAAGGAACTACTTATACTGCGAAATCTGCTGCTGATGCTGTTGCGCCACCTAAGCGCTCACCATCTTCTGTCTTCATAACAGCGTTCAAACCAAATGCAATACCCTTGGTGCCACTTACATCGTATGGGTACATTGTGATTGAAGCGCGGCCATAGCAACCACTGTAAAACTCGGTCTTATCAAAGATTTCGTTTTTCTCTGCATCAAAGATGCCGGGCTTTTCGTTGGAGTTGGCATTAAAGAAATAGTGACCCGCATAGATTGGATCGTCTTTCTCTGCGTCGCCATCACGCAAACCGCCTTTAAGATTCTTTGGAATGTTGCCACCAAAGTAATTGAGGTTAGCTTGCTTGGTTTGCTCCAAAGCTTTAGTAAAGGCTTCTACACCTTTCTTATCAGACTTAGGAATCAAAATAGAAGCTGAATACTTCATAGAGCCGTTGAGTGTTTCTGCTGGCTCAAATACGTGTACAAAAGAAAAACGTACTTTGTCAGTAACGAATTTAGTTTTTGTGGATTTTGCTGGCATAATTTTTACCTTTTTACCTTTTTAGACTGACTAGAATTAAAGGGCCCTAGCCATTACCCTTACTACGCATCATACAGTATACCATGATGTTCTAAAGCACACTTAATTGCCATGGCTTCTATGAACTCTGCCTGATAATTCTTATCATACAGTATTTCTGGATCTTCTGCAACTACATCGACAATATCTTCTATTGCACCTCTTAATTGCAAAATAGATTCTCTATTTCCACTGCCGGGCAATCCGTCAAAATCTTTTATGAACTTATCAATTATGTATTCTGGTACTTCAAACTGTGTGTCATAACATTGTACCAACATGGTTGCCTTTCTTGTTATTATTTTGCTACCATAACGAGCCCCACATTTCCCATGGCATAACCAAGAAACATGATGCCAGTACCAACTCCGCCCTTTCTAAACTGATCCATAGCCACAATAAAATATACAACACCCATCGCTGCGATTAGCCAAGTACTCATGCGAAATCTCCCTTCGCATCTTCTTTAATACGCACCAACTTAGGTGAGCCTTCTGGGCGCAATACCAAGTCACCTAACCATGCGGCAACTTGTCCTTTGGGTCCCATCTTTTCCAAAGCCGCAATGGACTTTAATTTCTTTGGTTCCCAAATCTGATCTTCTGGCATACCTTTTTCTTTAAGCACTACAGCTGCTAGAGCTTGATCACTAATCTTACGATGAGTTGATGTGGTAGATAACTTAAAGCCGGGCGGAATAACTTCTTGCTCAACTGCGCGGGTTAGCGCATATTCTTCAACATCATTTACCCACGTACGGAGGTCTTGCGCTTTGGTGAGGACTTCGCTGAACTCTTCTTCGGTGAGGAGGGCTGGGGTTTGGAACTCGAGCTTTGCGAGGTCCGAGTTGAAGTCTGAGCGGGCGCGGCACTGCGCTTTGGCTTTACAGAACTGGCACCATTCGCCGGGGAGGAACTCACCTGCGCCGCTCCACGCTTTCTTGGCTTTGGGCTTGACGAAGTAGTTTGCCCAGTCGACGAGCTTGGTGATGGTCGTCCCATCGCTGCTAATAGAGTCAAGTCTTGGCTGGTGGATTGTGTACGTGACTTCCTTGATGTCTGGGTATTCTTCTTTGAACTTGGCGTACGCCCCAAGAGCGTATAAACGAAGTTGAGTATTATCTTTAGCATCTACGGGTACTCCTTTACCAAATTTTAAATCGATTACTCGGATTGAATGTTTTGAAAGTATAACGACGTCCGCAGTACCAAAACCGTCAGGTATCCAGTCACTGAAATCCACGCGCTGTTCAAATAACGGGGTATCGCCTTCGCCAATTTGAGAGCGGACATATAGAACGTAATTATCGACATTAGCCTCGAAGTCGTCTCGTTCATCGGATGTATAATTTTGATAGATTTCGTGGTTTTTGATTTCTTCGTATTCTGCTTCATATTCTTCATACCCTATCTGGTTAAAATATTGTCGTAAACGGATTTCTGCAAGCGAGTGGGCTAATGTGCCCTCAGCAGAGAAATCTATCCCCTTGGTGCTGCGTTTTGGATCTGGGAGAGTTGCTTCTAATCTGGCTGATGGCGTACAAGAAAGCCATCGTTTAGAGCCCGAAGCTGAGAGTAGGGCATGCGCTGTCATTTTTACCTTTTTAGTGTCTATACATACTAATGCAAATTATACTACAAAACTGCCTCTATTTTTTGGAATATCTTTTTAAGTAATTTTGGGCGGATTTAAGAATATCCAAAGAATCTTTAAAAAGGCCTATTCCAACGTTGCAATTTCTGCATAAAATTCCACGGATAACTTTAGTTGTATGGCAGTGATCCACACAAGCTTGAAATTCGGTATCTAATTCCCTTTCACAGATAGCGCATTTACTGTTCTGTGCTTTTACCATATCAAGTTTATCCTGATGTGTTATGCCATAGCGGTTGTAATTGGCTTTTCGCCAAGTTGCTCTTTTCTTTTCTGGGTTGTCTTTTTGCCATTGAGTGGAATAAATAATTCGGCAAGCTTTACAAGTACCGTCTAATCCGTCTAAATTCTTTTTTGATTTGTAATACTCAGATAACGCTTTTTCAACGTTGCACTTTTTACAAGTTTTCATGAAACCCTTACTGGTTATTTGGTGGGTAGCCTGTGAGTAAGCACAGGCACGGCCGCTAAGCCTATTCCCCCTTGTTGTTTTACTTCAGTGACTTAATTAAGTCGTTTACTTCTTTTGTGAAATCTATCTTTACTTCTTGTTTGATATCTTGTTTTATATCTAGACGCTGACCATAATCATCGGGGAATTGTCCCTTCAAAGCAAGCTCTGCAACGCGTGAATTAAATGCTTTGTTGTCAATGTTAGCAAGCATCATGGACTCCCAATATGCTTGAGCGTAAGTTGTTGCCAAAGACATTGCTTCTTCAAATTCTGGAATTTCTTTTTTCCATCTTGCTGCAGTGGATTTGCTGATGTTAATTGCAGCATACATGGTTTTTTGGGATGCGCCTTGTTTGCCCAACTCTAAAACGGTCTGAGCCATTTCTTCAGTAAATTCTTTTTTCTTTGGTGATGGTTTTTTGGTTGCCATTAGCATTTCCATCTTTTTAGTGCTGCTGCTTTTCTTGTTGGTTTTCCATTTTCATCTTTCATGGGGCCTTTAACGCCAGACATACGAGCGCAGAATGAGTCTTTGCGCGATCCACCTTCAGGCTGTGGTGCTTTAAGATGACTGCCGTTTTTGGCGTTGTAAGCTTTACGACCGGCTTCTGTCATGCCTGCACCTTCTTTAGTGCTCAAATAGTGGCGGTTTTTACCAGTGGTTGTCTTAGCGATTGGCTCATCATGTTTAACAGACCCGCCAGTGGCCTTTTTAGCCGTTTTGGCGGACTCTACGAATGCTTCCTTGGTAGGGGCTCCAGCAGAGCCCGGCTTGCGCATACGCTCTCCTGAGCCGTGTGCGATACGTTCCTGTTTAGCATGGATGTTGGCATAGAGGCCGGGTTTGGCTGAACCACCGGTTTTCATTTTAGGCAATTTTTTAAAGTCGTCCATTTCGTCCTCTTATAGTATTTGGTGCCCGTCTTTCCGGGCTGTCACGACCGAGCGTCCCCAGTCCAAATGCAGAGCTTCTTTACGCTCGCAGGAGCGCTTCACAGCGTGTCCTAACTATACTAATGCAAAAATACGACCAAAACCGCCCTAATCAGGGATGATAATTGTTCGCTTTGGTTTTGATGGGACTTTGTCTTGCGTCTCCATAGCTTTACGCAAATGTGGCAGAACATCATTGAGCATCATCTTAGCCATAGCTGCAGCCTTTTCTTGATGCTCAATTTCCTGTTCTGCGCTGGTACGAGCAGACTTGCGTTCAACTTCTGCGATGATGTCATTACTGACACCTGCGCGTTTAAGCAGTTGCTTGAGGTTCACTTGGTGTCTCCGCTGTTGCATTAGCATTTAAAGCATCAATCTGTGGCGCGCACTGTGATTGGATTGCGGCAATAATATTAGCCAACAAAACTGCTGGAGTTTGATATGGTTGATTTAATGCGTTGATAATGCCATTGAGGTCACTTACAGAAAACTTCAAAGTCATAATCTTATCTGCCAATGGATCTGCTGGAGTTGCTTGTACATCTACTGTGTCGTTCATTTCTTACCTTTCTTTTTAACATCAATTTCTACATCATTATCGGGTATTGCTATTTCTGGAGAATCACCAAATCGAGTTTTGGTGAAGTGGCCTTTTTTAATCATTACTTCAAAACCATCCCACAAACGCTGGAATTGCATTTCGGAAACATACTTAATGCCTTCTAATCGATTGGCTAATTCATCTTCACTAAAAGCGCCTTCTGGTCTGTCTAAGTGTTGGCGAATAAGTTCATCAATCATATCTACAACACCCCATGCTTTGATGATGTCTTGTTCTAATTCAAAGCGATCATATTCACAAAAGAGTTTCATTTCTTCATCGCCTTTTTCATCTTTTTGAGTTGTCCATCCCAATCATATGTAAAGTAGCGGCCTACTTCTTCTAATGCCGGAATCAATGTTTCCCAACTAGCAACATCGTCCTCATGGTATGCGTTAGGATTTTTCTTAGCGTATTTTAAATCAGCTGTTAGCCAGATATAACTTTTCATTATTTCTTGGCTGACAATTTTATCTACGCAATCATCGTCAATTTCTACAATCATAGTCTCACCTTTTGTTCATCTACTCTCACACATTGGGTTGCCGCAAAAGTCATTTCTGGCTTGAAAGGCAAAGACAAAAACTCTTTCTTTAGCTGTTCACATTTTACTTCTGATATTGGCTCATTACTGACTACAAAGTCACATTGCTGACCCAAGCACATAATTGCCACAAACATAACTGCGTTCATTTTCCACACTCCATATCTGCGGCTTTTTGTTTCTTCCGCAATTCAATTTCATCACGTAAATAAAAAGCAGCTTTCTCCAAGTCTTGAATATCTTTACCTTTGAGGTCTGCCCGCCAAATATACTTCATAACATTACCAAGATTAAAACCCATGTGTCGTGTAATTTCTAAGCACTCAATACCGCTTGGATGGCTGGTGTAGTGTTTAGGATTGTTGACTTGATCGTGCATGTCGCATCTCCTTTAATTCTTTTTCCATAGTGCGGCACTCTTCTATTGAATCGCAAACCCAGATACCAAGTAAGTCTTTGAATCGCGAGCAATCGATGTCTTCAACTCCGTGTATTGTCTCCATAACATAGTCTCCTTTGATACGATGCTCCACAATAAAATGACTCACAGACCCAGCTCCTTCTTGATGTACTCTACGCCTTTAGCGAAATGATAGCGCCAATATTTTTCTGTAACCATTATATCAGAATATGTTAAGCCGTCAAGAAAAGCTGTCATTACTTCGCGCTGTTTTTCATCCATATGATGCTCTACTAAACGCTTGATATCAATCATATCTTCAAACGTCCAAGGCAACCAACCTTCCAAGAGTTGCATTGATGTGCCTTCAGAATCATCTTGTTCTAATGGGTCTGGATCTTCATCAGATAGTCTGGGCGCTACTGCGTTTACTTTGTGTTTGGTTTTTGTTGTTATTTTCATTTTACGTTTAGTGCTTCTAATAATGCTTCTTGGGTTGATATCTTTCCTTCTAATACTTTTACTACATGCTCATCAATACTATTAGACAAAACTAGATGGTGTATAATAACCGGCTTTTCTTGCCCTTGGCGGTAAATACGTGCGTTGGCCTGGATGTAGTTTTCCGAAGACCATGGGAGGTCGAACCACACCGTTTGTGCAGTGTCACCAACGTTGCACTGTAGATTGAGGCCGATTCCCCCAGACTGGGGATGGGCAAGGAGCATACGAATCTCGCCGCGACGCCACGCCGCAATGTTGTCATCGTCCAGCACCACAGCTTGTGGGAATTGAAGACGTAGCCGCTGGAGGCTGTGCTTGAAGTGGTAGAACACCAACGTTGGCGAGGAAGACTCTTCCATGATCGACTCAAGGCGTTCCAGTTTAGCGCGGTGTATTTCCTGCGTCTCTCCGTCTTCGCCATAAATTGCGCCGCTGGTGAATTGGAGTAACTTGCCCGCCAGTGTCGCCGCTGTCGGAGCTGTGATTTGCCCTTTACCGAGGTCAGTGACCATGTCTTTTCTAAGTTGATCATACTTGTCCTTTATGCTCTTTTCTAACTCAATCTTGTGGTAGATGTTACTTAGTGTCGGTAGTTGTAGATAATCACCGGCATTAAGTGAAAAACAGATATCGTTTATTTTTTGCTCTATAACTACACTCATAGTTGATTTTAAGCGCCAAGAATAAACCACCCTAGTGTGTCGGTTTATTTGATCTGGCTCCATGTACTTGTCTCGAAACTTGGTGAGTGATGTCTCTAAACGCTCTCCTAAGTCCAATATACCCACCTGGGACCAGAGATCAGCGATCCCCTGAGGGGTAGGTGTACCAGTAAGGATAAT